TGGATTCGCCGTGGTAGTGCTGCAAGCAAGCCAACAGTGAACACGCCAGTTTCTGGCACGATCACTATTGAGCATATCCCAGGTGAAAGCGGTGTTAATCGCACCATCTTTACGCTTGCTGCAGCGCAAATACCCGTTACTGATGCCACCACATCAGGTTCTTACGGTGCACTGAAACTGGCTGATTTGCCGCAATTGGCTTATGCCATTGTTGGTACTCGCCAGAACTACACGGCATTTGCTGAAGGCGCTGCGCTTACTGGTGGTGTAGGTGATGCGGTGTTTGATATTGGTGTTGGTTCTGCAGCTATTGCAGTGGCAGCTGATGGCGCACTGGCCGGTACTGATGATGATATTGGTACTGAAGTGGCTATCACGCTATCAGGCGGCACTGGCACTGGCACTGGCGTAAACGGTTCTACCACGGCAATCAATGGCACTGCTTCAGCTGGTTCATTCAATTTGAACTGGTCCGGTACAGCGGCCACAATCGATGCTTCCAGTACAATTGATGTAACTGGTACTATCGAGATTGTTTGGGCTGACTTGGGTGATGACTAAGCATTACCCTTAACCTTGAAGGGGCCCTAGTGGCCCCTTTTTTACATTAAAGGAAATCAAAATGATGAATCGACGTTGCTTCATGTTCCACAAAGACTTGGCACCTAAAGGCAAGGTGTTTGACGAAGCTGTTACGGATATGGCGAAGCTGGCCAGTGAAGGCTGGGTGGATAACAAGGGCAAGATCGATGGTTCTTATCCTGAATATCCACAGGACACGCTTGAAACTGAATCATTGCCTGGTCGTGATGATATGGCTGATGATGAAGGCGAACAGGGCAGCGATGATCAAGACTCTGAAAATGATGGCGAAACACCTGATCCAAAGGCTAATGAAAAATCAGATGATATGGGTGAAATCGTTGATCTTCTTGCGGTGTTCCATGCAAACCCTATTAAGCTGACTAGGGAAGAACTTTTATTCTTGGGCGAATCCAGTGGCATTAAGATGAAGAAAAACTGGAAAGAGCAAACAATGATCAGCGCCATTCAGAAAGGGCTGAAAGATGGCAACAACTAAAGACCTTATCAACCAGGCTTTGCGTAACATCGGTGTTCTTGCTTCAGGTGAAACGGCAAGCGGCGACAAGTTAAACGAAAGCCTGGTGATTGCACAGCAGATGGTAGAAGGCTGGTCATTAGAACGCTTGATGATCCCAGCTGTTACCCATGAAACCTTTGCTGTTGATACCGTAGGTGCTGCAGCATCCTATACGATCGGTACCGGTGGAGCTCTTAACACAGCGCGGCCAATGAGTATTTTGAATTGTCGGATGGTCGATGGTGGCAATTCTGAATCGCCTGTGGAAATAGTCGGCTTGTCTCGGTGGGCTTCAGTCGATGTGCGGGGCAATGTCGCTATACCGTCAATTGCTTACTATGAAGTGTCGTACCCGCTCGGTAAGCTGTATTTTGATACAATCCCCATGGCGGGGTATTTCATTAAGCTAGTGACCGCTAAAGAGCTTACAGCTTTACCGGCATTGAATTCTGATACAGAATACCCGCCTGGATATGACCGATGTATAAGACTCAACCTAGAAATTGAACTCGCTATCGCTTTTGAGCGTCCTGTCAATGTGACCACAGCGGCCCTTGCCAAAACGGCAAAGAGGGAAATTAAGCGTCTAAACGCCACACCTATGCACTCACGCATTGATAGTGGATTGTTGAAACGCCCCGCGGGGTACAACATTGAAAGTGGACCATGAAACCATTACAAATAGCGTATCAAGATGCTTCAGGTAAATCAGTCACACAGAACGGCTCCCTTTTGCGGAACTGGTATGTGCAATCAGTGCCAGCGGGTTCGAAACAACCTGTAATCCTAGTGGGTACCCCTGGCACAACCATTCTTTCCACACTCCCAACGATTCCCCCACTGGCTGGTAAAGTCATGGGGGATTTGCTTTATGTGGTCACAAACTCAGGGTTTTACAGTGTTGATCAGTATGGTGCCGTGATTACTATCGGCGCTGTATCAATCACAGGCCGCGCCACGATGGCTACAAACGGCACTTACATGGTGTTTTGTGGTGGTAATGGCAACGGGTATTACTATTCGGTGGCCGGCGGGCTGGTGCAATTCAGCGGTGCAGCATGGCTAAATTACACCTTCGTGCGCTTCCTGGATGGGTATTTCATATTTTCAGCCGTTGACGGTTCTGATGTGTACGGTATTTCAGGGCTGAATGATATTACCCTTGATGCCACTGAAATTTCCTATGCTGAATCATTGCCTGATGAAATCCTCGCAGAAGAAGTGCTAAACGGCGAGATATGGCTATTCGGTTCTGATACCACTGAAGTGCATTACAACAGCGCCGATGTGGATTTTCCCTTTGAAAAGCGTCAAGGCGTACTGATCGAGCGCGGCATAGGTGCAGCGCATACGCTTGTGAAGGAAAAAACCCTGTACTGGCTCGGTGATGATCGAGTGTTTTACATGGCGACAGGGTACACAGAGGCCAGAATCAGTGATCACGCCTTTGAAGAATCAATAGCAATCGGTGAAATCAGCGATGCTCACGCTTACATCTACACCGAAGAAGGCCACAAATTCTTGGTGGTCACTTTCCCAACGCTTGAGCTCACATGGGCTTTTGATATTGCCACTGGCCTGTGGGCTAAACGCTCCCACTATGTATGGGGTGAACGGCACCACGGCAATTGCTTCATGCGGGCATTCAATCAAAACATCATTGGCGATTTTCAGAACGGCAATCTTTACGTTATGTCACTGGCCGCGCCTACTGATTCAGGGGATCCGATTGTAAGAGATATGATTTGCCCCACGATTCATGCACAGCGTGAACGTGTGACGATGAAAGCCTTTGAAGTGAAAATGAAGACAGGCACAGCAGCGCCAGGGGAAGATCCACAGGCACAACTTTGCTGGTCCGATGATGGCCAGAATACTTGGTCAAACTGGCACAACACATCATTTGGTAAGCGCGGCGAGTATTTGACGCGGGTTCGATGGGACCGTCTCGGTCAGTTCAGGGAACGCCATATGTGGTTACGCATTGCTGAACCTATTGCCAATATCGTGATTGATGGGGTGTTTGGAGACTTCAGCTAATGGCTAAACTGAACCCGCAACGCCTATACGGGAAGATTGTTGACCCGAAAACAGGTGCAGGTGAAAAGGATTTTCTCGATTTCCTTTATCGCTTGTGGGCCCGTTCTGGTGGTTCTGATGGGATATTGCCTATCATCGCTGGCGGTACAGCTTCAGATACGGTACTTGGTGCACAGCAGAATTTAGGGCTTGAACCTGGTGTTGATGTTCAGGTTTATGATGCAGGGCTGTTAAGCATTGCGGGACTTGTCACTGCAGCTGATCGAATGATCTATACAACGGCATTTGATACCTACGCGGTGGCCACACTGACTTCCTACGGGCGCACATTGCTGGCCACAACCAGTGAAGCGAACTTTAAGGCCACGGTAAATCTTGAAATTGGTGTCGATGTTCAGGCTTACAGTGCCAATTTGACTGAAGCGGCCACATTCTTTGGGCTCACTGACATTACCGGCGCTGAAGCTGAAACGCTTACAGACGGATCAGACGCAGACGCATTGCACACACATTCTTCAATTGCCGCGGGCGATGAATTCAACAGACGTTATTCACTGGTGATGGTATGACAATACAAGAAGGCCAGCTTGGCCAATTACGGCCAGCAAACACAACAGCGGCAAGCCTATATTCGCCGGCGGCTTCCACTACTTGGGTGGCGAAATCTCTATGGATTTGCAACACATCTGGTGCGCCGGCAAAAGCGAGAGTGTTCCACGATGAAAATGGCAGCACCTATGATGAAACCACAGCTTTGTTTTGGGATATAACCATTGAAGCTGATGAAACCATTACCGTAAACGATTTGATGGCTGGCAGTGATTCAAGCGGAAATATTGGGGTTCGAACTGATACCGCCAATGCTTTGACGTTCACACTATACGGGGCTGAAATCACATCATGATAAGCAGAACCGGAAACAGACAGCACCAAGACCCTGCAATTAGCCATGCCGAAGATGTGATATTCAGCACTTACGGCGATGTTGTCCGAGTGTCGGCAAAGAAAAAAGATTTGCTGAAATTTGGCTCTATCAAAAGTACAGCCGGCACATCTGAACAAACTGTGGCTGAATTTCAGGGTTCAACGATTCGTGAAACCTACGCGACAACCAATTCAATTGATTACTTGGTGTGCGAAGACAACGCCTTTACAGGCAATGTGCTGGTGGAAGGCCATTCAATATCCGGTTCTGATTTAACTTTTGTTTCACAAATTGTTGCGGCTACAGGTAATACGCCAGCGGCTTTATCAAATCCTATCGCAAGAACCACAAGGGGCAATATACCTGGCGCAGTTGGGCTTGCAGCAACAACTGATCGAATCTTTGTTTATGACGCCACTGCAGCCACTGGCACTACTTCAGGTGTTCCAGATGTAGCAGCGGCCACTAAGCTGATTATCAATGGTGATGAAAATCAATCTGAAAAAGGCGCAACGTCAATATCAAGCGTAGATTATTGGATAGTCACAGGCATGTTTGCCGGCATTGCCAAGAAAACTTCTGCCAGTGCGACGATACGCCTTAGATCACGGATTATTCCTAATGTGTTTAGGACCATAGCGCCAAAATTGCATCTTGATGCTGATGGTGCAACTGAAGTGAATATTGTTTTCAGCCCCCCTTTGATTATTCCGAAGAACTCAGATGTTGAAATTACGATCGAGGGTTCAGCTTCTGCAATTGAATGTTCTGCCGGCTTAGTCGGTTATTTGGCGGTAATCGTATGAATGATTCACAGGATTATCAGAACTTTCTATCTGAACGCGGCATGACTGATGCTGATGTGAAGCAGATTTCAGGCGATGTGGCCGATGTGAAGTATTACCCAAGCAATGAAACTGAAGTGCGAATGTCACTGATCGAAGGCTTTGGATTGTTTGCCACAGCTGATTTGCACAAAGGATCGAAGATAATGCCGGCCCGTATTGGCGAGACTAGGACACAGGCAGGGCGATTCGTGAACCATTCGGCCAAGCCTAACGCGCAGATGATTGCTGTGGATGGCGATATTGTGCTGATGGCCATCGCAGATATTGCACCTGGCACAGAAATCACGATCAATTACAGGCAAAGTGAAAGTGCTGTAAAATTGGCGCACCGTCAAAAACTTGCCGCATTAGAGAAATCAATTACTGACTCAGGCCAAGCCATTGAATTACCAGTAAAGCACCATTTTGCACACGGCACCTATGTGCGAGAACTTGAAATACCGGCTGGCGTGGTCCTTACAGGTAAGATTCACCGTTATTCATGCACCAATATGCTGATCAAAGGCAGGGTTAAAGTAGTTTCAGACGAAGGCGAGATAGTGATTATTGCGCCGGCGATATTCAAAACGGGGCCCGATGTGAAAAAAGCGATTGCGGCCATTGAAGACAGCATTTTTATCAATGTGCATCCTTGGAACGGCACCGATGATCTTGATGCCATCGAAAGCAAGTTAATTATTGACGCCAGTGAAGCACTAGAATCACAGGCTCAGGAGAAATCACTATGTCATGGGTAGTCACAGCAATTGTAGGCACTGCAGCGGTGGGCGCGATTACAGCCAAGAAAAGCGCAGATGCACAGGTGGAAGGTGCCAATAAGGCGGCTGATACATCGCTTGCGGTCACAAACGCGAATATTGCAGCGCAGCAAGAAGCACTGGATAAGATTCTGGCCGCAAACAAAGACACGCTGGCTTCACAGACAGCCCTGAACAAGCCTTGGCAGGATGCGGGCACAGCAGCCCTTGAATACATTACAAGAGGCACAGCGGAAGGCTGGTTACAGCCCCTTGGTTCATCGACAGCGCAAAAGCCCTACGCTCCCCCCACAAAAGAGGAAATAATCGCCTCAGCGGGCGGTGAGAACCCTGAACAGGTTTTGGCCGCAATGAAGAAAAACGGGTATTCAGCGGCTGAAGTAGATCAGGCATTTGGTTTACAACCAGGTGAGGCCAACGCATGGATCCAGCAAAACACTGGAAGCGGTGCTGGCGCTGACCGTGAAGAAATCCTGAATTTGACCGGTGGCAGTGAAGACCCTGCAACGGTTTACCGTACAGCCAAGCAGTATGGGTATTCAGATCAGCAGCTTGATGAAGCCTTTGGACTCCAACCAGGTGAGGCGAAGCAGTGGATTGATCAGAACGGCGGTCAGATTGATGCTGTGGATAATGCCCTGATGGCACTTTCCCGTTCTGGTGGCGATGGCACACTGAAGCCATTCGAATTCAAACCTTTCAACTACGAAGCCCCAGCGAACCTTCAGCCTGGTGAATTCACTGATCGTGGTGATTTCAATTTCAGTAAAGGCGAATTTGAATATGACGATTACACCCGTCCAGAATTCAACTTTGAAGCAGACCCTGGCTACCAGTTCAGGCTTGATCAAGGCCAGCTTGCACTTAACAGACAGGCTTCGGTTCGTGGCCGTTTGGCTTCCCCTGCTACTGATAAGGGTGTGGCTCGATACTCGCAAGGGCTGGCAGCGCAGGAATACGCGAATGCTTTCAATCGCTACTTGCAGACCACGGACCGCGACAATAACCAATACAATATGGATCGATCGTTTGCCTATGGCGATTACATCGATGACTACAATCGTGAATTTGGTGAATTCCAAGATGATCGAAACTTCGATTACACGGTTTATCAGAACAATGAAATTAGCAAGAACCAGCGATTAAATGCTGATCGAAGCATGGCCTATCAGGCCAATTCTGATATGAACCAGCAGCAATATACCGATTACACGAATCGCATTAGTTTGGAGAACCAAAGACGCCAGAACGTGCTTAATACGGCGCTGAACATTGCGAACCTTGGCCGCGGTGCTACA